TGGCTCGTATTCTGTCCGCGCTGTGAGGGGTTGAGATGGCAGGCGCACTCGACACGCTCTTTAAGAACGTTGCCAAGCAGGTTGTTGCTGATTTGGGCAAGTCGTTTGACCACACGATCACGTACACCCGCAAGGCGTCTCCGACGTACAACACGAGCACTGGAGCGTTGACGACGACTGATACGGCTTACTCGTTTGACGTTCCAGTCGAGTTTGTTGACGCTGAAGAGGAGGAGGGTCGCGAGGAGCGTAAGGCTCGTTTGTATATCACGCCTGATCAGATCGGAGACAACCAGCCTACGTTTGAAGATACGGTAACGCTGAAATATGCAGGGTCCAACCGTGTTGCTCAGATTACGGATATTCGGACTTTCAAAGGTGATCAGGAGTATCTGTATCAGTTGCTGGTGAGGTTCTGATGGCTAGTCAACGACCTCTTTCGCAAGCAAAGTCAGATTTAGACGCTTATTTGAATCAAAGTTTTAACCGACTAATTGCCACGACCATGAGGCGACTGGCGACCAAAAAGCGCAGTCCTGTTTATACGGGCTTTTTTGCGTCAAGTTGGCAAGCAAGCAGTTCTCCGATCATTGCTAAAGACAAAGTTGAAGCTTTTGCTCCTTGGTCTGAAATTAAGCAGCGTAAATCTAAAGACCCTAAAAACAAGGAGTATCAAATTATTCCAAGATTTTATCCGCCTGATAAAGCCTATAACTACAAAAGGCGCGTTTATATAGGTAACACTGCCGAGTATTCAGTTTACGCTTTAGAAAGTGGCAAAGTTCAACGGTTTGTTCAAGGGCCTGAGATGAGAAGACTGGTTACTGAGGCGTTTGACGAACGCAAGGCGCGTATTTCAATCGGGGCCAGGCAAGTTGCTGGTACGTTTGGCACTACGGCTGGCAGGATTTACACTGGCTATACCGAGCTGTAGCTATGACCTTAGTCAACGCCAGAGCAGCTTTTGAAAAGGCTGTAACCGATGCAGTATCGGATGCAGACGACACGGTTTTGATGGTCTACGACAACGTGGCGTTTACAACGCCTGGTAAGACCAAGAAATACATCTTGATGAGCGTTAGTTTTGGACAATCCACGCTGCAGAACCAAGGCGCAGCACAGGATTACTACGCCGGAACCATCCAGTGCAACGTCTATGTCCCAAAATCTGCTGGCACGGCAACGCTTTCAGCGATTAGTGAGTCAGTCATTGACGGCTTGACTTCAGTTAATGCCAGTGGTTACACCGATACGTTTAGCAGCAAGCCCAGAGTGCTCGATATTGTTGGTCCTACGCCGTTAGATATTGAGGACAGATCGCACTTCGTCGGCGTAATTTCTTGCCAATTCACGGCAACAGCGTAGTATTCTAGTTAGGACATGAAAGCACTTTATGCGAGCTTCTGAGCTGCTTCGGAGCAAGTTTGGCGTTAGTCAGCTGTATAAGCATGAGGTAAAGCAGGGCGATGAAGTGATCTTGGAGATCTACTGGCACCCGCTGACTATTTCCGAACGGGAATCGATCCAAAAAACAGCTGAAGCCGATGATGCGGCGGACTTTGCCTTGTGTTTGATGCTGCGTAAGGCGTTGGATGCAGATGGCAAGCGCATCTTCCAAGATGGCGAAAAAGCTGTGCTGAAAAATTCTGTTGACGCTTCGATCTTGCAGGAGATCCAGCTGGCCATGCTGACTTCAGGTACAGAACAGAAGGTGGAGGAAGCGAAGGCAGACCTCAAAAGCTAATAGCGACTGGTACTTCATGTATTTTCTCGCGAAAGAGCTGGGCATGACGCTTTCTGCTCTTTCGTCTGAGCTAACGCAAGAAGAGCTTATTGGTTGGGCGGCGTATTACGACTTGAAGCACGAAGAAGAGCAGAAAGCCCTCGACCAGAGCAAAACCAGCAAGCAGGTCAGAACGATGTCAGCGCGATAGACTTGACTGAGTAGTCGGTGCCGTCCCAGTCATGGATTATGGGATCAATATAGGTATCGGCGTTAGTGGGTCCAGTAGGCTTAATGCTGCTGTCAACCAGATTGAGAGAATAAATGCAGCTGTAGATAACTTAAACGCCAACCCCCTTACTCTTTTCAAGAAAGGCAGAGGATCGGCTCCTGATGAGGTCGCCTCTCTAAATACAGCAGTAATGGATCTCGTTCGTAGTTTTACGAACGGAGAAAGAAAACTAGGCGGAACTTTTGCTTCTGTAGCCGCTCAAGCCGCTTCTTTCGGAGACATCCTTGAGCAAGTTGATGGTACGTTTACAAACATCTCCAGCACAGCAGCAAAAAGAAGTGGATTAGACCAATTAGCCAAGCTATTTGGTGAAGCAACTTTGCAAGCTGAAAAGTTTGCTGCAGCTCAAGAAAAAATTAGACAGCAAGGTATTGCTGCGGCTCAAAGTACGGGAGGCGCACCCGGTAAATTTACTGTTTTAGGCTCTCCCGAAGCTGCTTTACAGCAAGCAGCTTTTGAGGATCGACTGGCGAAGCAAAGAGAAAAGAACGCAAAAAATGACTTGATGTTCCAACGCTTGCGTTTAAATGTTTTGACCTCGCAATCGCGAGCCTTAATAGAGCAAGAAAAAACCCAATCAATAATTGCACGGCTTGCTGCTAACAAACCTCTTCAAAGCGCGGCAATTAGCGCTGGATTCCCGTTGTTGTTTGGAGGAGGTCCAGGAGCCGTTATTGGTGGCGGTATTGGAGGATTTCTCGGAGATTTTGCAGGAGGTATTGCAGGTTCTGCCATCGGTCAAACGTTCGATCAGTTGGTTGAACGAGCCAATGCAATAGGTAATGCTATTGGAGCGCTGGATTTTGACACGCTGGAACAGTCTGGCGTGCGAGTCAATGCAGAACTTCAACTTCAGATTGAAAAACTGCAAGAGCTACGCCAGTTCAAAGAGGCAGAAGCGCTTTTGTCGGAACAAGTCAACCTACAGGTTGGGTTACTTCCCGGAACTCTTGAAGACGCAGCAAATGCAGGCAATTTGCTTGGAAACGAATTTCAATCACTGCTAAACAGCGCTGGGGCAACACTAGCCATCGTTGGAGCGCCGTTTGCCGCAGCATTAGCGTTAATCCTTAAGCTAGTAAACGATATTCTTAGAATAGTAAATGCTACGCTTTCTATTATTGCCGGTGGGATTAAATTATTAGGAGAATTTGTTATAGAGCTTGTTGCGGGAGAAGATCAAGTACACAAAATAAACAACGCTTTAAAAAACTCCTCTGGAAACCTGAAAGAAGCGCGACTTGAAGCGGCAGAGTTTAGGAGAGAGCTAGAGGGAACATACGCAGGACTCAATGAGCAAGTCGTTGCGTTGAAGCAGAACCTTAAGTTTGAGCGACAAAGGCAAACAGGTGTTGACGATCAATCAAGGCTTGAAAATTTAGCGCTTGAAAGGCGCATTGCTCTTCAAGCAGCATTTGACAAGAAAATTGCTGAATCGGCCAAGCTCCGCAAAGAAGGCTTGTTGACTCAAGAAGCGGCTAACTTGATTGATTCGCGTTATCAAGCAGAAAGAGATTTAGCTGAAGAAAAGTATCAAAACAAAGTAGAGGTCTTTAACGCTAACAGCGCCAAAAAAGCACAAAGGGAAGACGAAAGAAGGCAAAAAGCCATTGAAAGAAGAATTAAAACAGCTGAAAGAGAAATAGAGCGTGCCACAGATGCTTTCAATAAAGTTGATAGTCAGTTAGACGATATTATCAATAAGAACAAAGACAAAGTTGCATTCGAGCGTGAATATGCTGAATTGATTAGAAGCGGGAGCACGCCTGCTGCTGCCAAGCAAGCTATTGAGCTTAAAAAGCAGCAACTAGAGCTGGATCGCAATTACGAAAAGTTAGAAGAGCAATTACAGCTACAAGTCAAGGTTGCTGAAGCAGCCATTTTGACAGCAAAAGCGAGAGGAGCTTCAGGTGCCGAGCTGGATGCACTCAATCAAGCTTTGGCCGACCTTTTGGATAAGATTGGCCAGCTTCCAGGCAAAAAAGAAAATGCTGAGGGAGCCATTCTCGAAGCACTGGCTCCCAAAAGTGATCGTGATCGTTTGCAAGCGTATTTAGATACGCTTCAAGGACAGCTCAACGATTTATTTGATCCAGTCAAACAAATAACCAGCCTTGCCGAGACGCTTGGTAGTGCCTTTAGCGAGTCATTTAAGGGCATTGTTACCGGCAGCATGAGTGCTCGTGAAGCGTTGGCCAATCTGTTTCAGCGCACAGCGGATCACTTTATTGATATGGCTGCCCAGATGATTGCAGCTCAGATCAAGATGCAGGCAGTGAACCTGTTTTTAAGTTTCTTTGGTGGCGGCGGCGGTGTTACGTCAGGTCCAGGTGTAAATCTTGGAAAAGATCCAAACTTCTTCAATCGCGGACCTCAACCATTGCCGCCACTGCCGTCACCAAAAGCGCTTGGTGGAGCGGTTGGTGCAGGTCGTCCCTACATGGTTGGTGAGCGTGGCCCTGAGTTGTTTGTCCCTGGAGCGCAGGGCAATATCGTTCCAAACAACGCAATGGGCGGGTCTAACATCGTGGTGAATGTGGATGCTTCGGGTTCGTCTGTTCAAGGCGACGGTCCATCCGCCAATCAACTGGGCAAAGCGATTGGCGCTGCTGTCCAGGCTGAGCTAATCAAGCAAAAACGACCCGGAGGACTGCTGACACGCTGATGCCTACTTTCCCTTCGATAACGCCAACCTACGGTGTTCAAAAACAGAGCCAGCCGAACACGCGCAATGTTCGCTTTGGTGATGGCTACGAACAATTCCTGACTTTTGGCTTAAACCAAAACCCAAAGACCTTCAGCTTGACATTTGAGGTGTCAGAGACTGACGCGGACACCATCGAAACGTTTTTAGACGAGAGAGCAGCGAACAACATGGAAAGCTTCGATTTCACGCCGCCAGGTGAAAGCAGTAGCTCAAAATTTGTTTGTGAGAACTGGTCGAAGTCGATCCCTTACCTGAACCGGGCTACGATACAAGCAACATTCCGCCAAGTCTTCGTACCGTAATGGCTATCACCACCAGAGCCGGCAAGGGTAGTCCGCTCACCCACACTGAGGTTGACACCAACTTTACGGACCTTCGTGACAACAAAGCTGGTTATGTGACCGGCGATGGTGGTTCGGAAACGCAGTCAACATCTAAAAGCACAGGCGTCACGCTCAGCAAAAAGTGCGGGACGATCGAAATGCACAATGCTGCTTTGGCAGCTGACACCACAGTGTCGTTTACGTTGACGAACACAACGATTGCAGCGACTGACCTGCTTGTGCTGAACCATGTCAGCGGTGGTACAGCTGGTTCTTATCTTCTGAACG